GAAGGAAAAAATGTTGTGGTGGGAGTAAATGTAAATCCAGTGGATTTGTGGCAGATAAGACGAAAGAAAAAGAATGACTGATTTTCTAAAAGACATTATTAAGAGTTCTGGTAATGAATATGCAGGTGTTGCTTCCGAAGGAATTGACGGAAGTGATGTAACAGGATTCATAGACACAGGTTCTTATGCATTCAATGCTCTGTTGTCTGGTTCACTCTACGGTGGCATTCCCAATAATAAAATAATGGCACTAGCGGGTGAACAAGCATCAGGCAAAACTTATTTTGCATTGGGTGTCTGTAAGAAGTTTCTTGACGATAATCCTGATGGTGTCATTCTTTACTTTGACACAGAACAAGCAGTCACTTCTGATATGATTACTGAACGAGGGATGGATGCAAGTAGAGTTGCAATTTTCCCTGTTGCTACCGTTGAAACATTTCGACATCAAGCAATTTCAATCGTAGACAAATACATTGAAAACAAAGACAAGAAACCTGTGTTGGTTGTTCTGGATTCTCTTGGTATGCTTTCCACCGAAAAGGAAATGGCAGATACTGCGGAAGGTAAGACAACAAGAGATATGACAAGAGCCCAAGTCATCAAAGCAACATTCCGTGTTCTTACATTGAAACTTGGCAAAGCAGGTATCCCATTAATTATGACCAACCACACATACACCGTAGTTGGTGCTTATGTTCCTATGAAAGAAATGGGTGGTGGGTCTGGGTTGAAGTATGCCGCAAGTACAATTGTATATCTTTCAAAGAAGAAAGAGAAAGATGGAACAGACATCATCGGTAATATTATTCGATGCAAATTGTTTAAGGGAAGATTTACTAAAGAGAACAAAGAAGTAGAGGTTCAGTTGAACTATGATACAGGATTAAATCCTTATTATGGTCTTGTGCCAATTGCCATAAAATATGGTATTTTCAAGAAAGTATCTACAAGAATAGAGTTACCGAACGGGAAGACACAATTTGAAAAAACAATTAATAACGAACCTGAAAAATACTTTACAGACGATGTGATGAAACAATTAGAAGTATCAGTCGCCAAAGAATTTAAGTATGGTAATGAAGAAATGGAGAATGTAGATGAAGAAATATAAATTTGACGATGAAGATAAATCAATTCAACCTGTTCCAGTAATTATCACAGAGGGTAAGTATGAAGGAGTAAAGATTCAATATGGTAGAATTGCATTTGATGAAAATGACGGTAAAATGGAATTAAACTTTGACTATAATCTTATGGCAAATCCAGGTGGGCATAAAGAAGACCAAGAATTTGTTAATGCACTTGGTCAAACATTGGTTCATGTTTTAGAAGAAGAAATGGAAGAACTTGGTGAAGATTTTTTACGAGAAACAGAAGAAGTGGAAATAGAAGAAGTAGATGAAAACAGTTGAAACGGTTATACTCCAAAACCTAATTTACGATGAAGAATTCGCACGGAAGGTTATCCCATTTTTAAAGGACGATTACTTCCACAGCAAAACAGAAAAATTAGTATTTGGCATCATTAGAGATTTTATAATTTCATATAACAATCTTCCCACCAAGGAAGCATTAAGTATTGAATTAGATAAGAACTCAACACTCAACGAAGAAGAATATAAAAGTTCTTCTGGTCTTATTGAGTCGTTGAGTTCTAATGATGCAAACATCGAATGGTTGGTTACGGAAACTGAAAAGTTCTGTAAAGATAAAGCAGTATATAATGCCATCATGGAAAGTATTCACATCATAGATGGGAAATCAAAAGATAAAACTGACACTGCTATCCCACATATATTGTCGGATGCACTGGCAGTTTCTTTTGATACCCATATTGGTCACGATTACATTGAAGATGCAGATGAACGATATGATTTTTACCACAAAAAAGAAAAGAGAGTTCCGTTTGACTTGGACTTCTTGAATGATATTACTGCGGGTGGAACACCAAGTAAAACATTGAACATTGTAATGGCAGGAACAGGTGTTGGTAAGTCTGCGTTTCTTTGTCATCATGCCGCAAATTGCTTGACACAAAATTTGAATGTGTTATACATCACTTGTGAAATGGCAGAGGAAAGAATTGCAGAAAGAATTGATGCAAATCTTATGGACATGACAATGGATGATTTGAAAGAACTTCCAAAGCAAATGTATGATAAGAAGATGAATACTATCAAGTCAAGCATGACAGGTAAACTCATTGTCAAAGAATATCCAACAGCATCTGCAAACTCAAATCACTTTCGTGCATTGATTGATGAGTTACAGATGAAAAAGAAATTCAGACCAGATATTATCTTCATCGACTATTTAAATATCTGTGCATCATCTCGCATTAAGGGTGGCTCAAATATAAACACATACCAAATGGTAAAATCAATTGCAGAAGAACTTCGTGGACTTGCAGTAGAAAAGGATGTTCCAATTTGGTCTGCAACACAAGTGAATCGTGCAGGATTTAACAATAGTGATATGGGTTTAGAAGATACAAGTGAAAGTTTTGGTCTTCCTGCAACTTGCGACTTTATGATGGCGCTTATTTCAACAGAAGAACTTGAAGAAAAGGGTCAATTGTTGGTGAAGCAATTGAAGAACAGATATAATGACACCTTTACAAATAGGAAGTTTATATTAAATGTTAATCGTGCAAAGATGAAGTTTTCCGACCCACCACAATTAGAACAGGCTGGGTTAGTACAATCAAATCAAACAGAAGAACTAAAACTTGGTTCAGGGTTTGACGGTAAGCATTTTGATGACAAATTTGCCGCTGCGGATAAAGCGGATAAATTTAATGATTGGAATATCTGATGAGTTCCTACATTGATAAGAAATTTATCAATATGATTTCACCACAATTAGAAAAGTTCTCTTGGAAGAAAGAGGATTTGGCATCTTGTAGGTGTAAGATTTGTGGAGATTCGCAGAAGAACAAAAATAAAACTAGAGGTTATTTTTATCAAAAGAATAATGATTTTTTCTATAAATGTCATAACTGTGGTGTTGGAATGAACCTATATAATTTCTTGAAAGAGGTATCCCCTTCGTTATGCAAAGAATATTCTTTGGAACGATACCGTAATGGGGAAAACGGAAAATCAAACTACAAGAAACCAAAGGAAAAAGATTTGTTCAAATTCAAAGACGATAAACCAAAATTCAAAAAGAAAGACAAACTTCTAGATTCGGTTGTTTGTCTTTCTGATTTACCCAGTGACCATACCGCCGTAAAGTTTGCAAATATGAGAATGATACCAAAACAATATTTCAAGTTGTTGTATTATACTGATGACTTCACGACATTTGCAGGCGAGTTAGATAAAGATAATACTCTTTTCGGGAAAGAAGAAAGATTAGTAATTCCATTCTTCAACAGTCACGGTGATGTTGTTGCGTGTCAAGGTCGTGCATTGAATATGGCAGACGAAGTGAAAGCAAGAGAAACAGTCAAGTACATCACCATCAAAGGCGATAAAAGTATTGACCGATTGTGGTATGGTCTGTGGAGAGTAGACCCAAAGAAACGAGTATATGTTGTGGAAGGCCCAATTGACAGTTTGTTCTTGAACAATGCAACAGCAATGGTCGGTGCAGGTGCATTGAAAGATGTTCCACTTCGATTTGAAAACTCTGAGATGACTTACATACTTGACAACGAACCACGCAACAAACAGATTTGTGCATACATTGAAAAACTAATTGAGTTGGATAGAGATGTTTGTATCTGGCCGGATAACATAGAAGAAAAAGATATCAATGATATGGTATATAAAATGTCTACTCGTAAAATCCAGAAGATGATTGATGAAAATACATATAGTGGTTTGGAAGCAAAGTTGAGATTTGCAGAGTGGAGAAAAGTGTGATTGAAGTTTTAGACAAAGGACAAGTTGAAGTTGTAGACCATATGGGTTCAGACCTGACTGTTGCGAATGCCGCAAGAGTTTCCTTTGCTAATCATAAAGATGAGTTTGATGAAAAAGACGAGAAACTTATCAAGTACCTTGCAGAACATAACCACTGGACACCGTTCGCACATCCACAAATTACACTACGAATCAAAGCACCCATTTCTATTCGCACACAATTCTTCAAACACAAACAAGGTTTTGTAGAGAACGAAGTAAGTAGAAGATATGTTGATATTGAACCAGAGTTTTATCATCCAAAGTGGCGTAGAAGACCAGACGAATCTATGAAACAAGGAAGCGGTGAATGGTTAGAATGTAGAGATGGTGGTGGAGAAACTTCTGGTGGGTTTGCAACATTCCCTTTATATCGTGATTATGAATACCACATGAAAGAATCAATCAAACTTTATGAAGATTTAATTATACACGGTGTTGCACCAGAACAAGCAAGATTTTGTTTACCACAAGGAATGTATACCGAGTGGTATTGGACAGGTTCACTTGCGGCATATGCAAGATTTTATAAATTACGAATTGATGAACACGCACAGTGGGAAATTCGGCAATATGCCAAATCGATAAGTGAAATTATTGAACCTTTGTTTCCAATTTCTTGGAAACAATTAACAAAGTAATATAAATATATCGTCAAGTAAAAAGGAAGATAGATTATGGAATATATTAGTGACCTCTTACCCGAAGAATTTCTCAAACCCTATACAACCACCAAACCAAATTGGGGTTATAATGGTTTAGGAGAAATCGTATACAAGAGAACATACTCTCGTATCAAGGAAGATGGAACTAATGAAGAATGGTGGGAAACTGTTGCACGATGTATAAATGGCGCACAAAAGATTGGTGCAGATTATACTACCAAAGAAGCACGACAACTTTATGATTACATCTTCAATCTCAAATGTAATTTTGCAGGCAGAATGCTATGGCAACTTGGTACTACAACCGTTGACAGGTTCGGTGGTAATTCTCTACTAAACTGTTGGGGAATTTGTATTCGTGATATTGATGACTTCTGTTTCATCTTTGAAAACTTGATGCTTGGTGGTGGTGTAGGATTCTCTATTCGTAAAGAAGATGTCCACGAACTTCCAAGAGTAAAAGAAGATGTTACGGTAACACACACCAAAACAAATGATGCAGATTTTATTGTTCCCGATTCGAGAGAAGGTTGGGTAAAACTTCTAAAGAAAACCTTGAAGTCATATTTCTTTACTGGTAAATCTTTTACATATTCTACAATTCTTATTCGTTCATCTGGTGAAAAGATTGGTGGGTTCGGTGGAAAGGCATCTGGCCCTCAAATTCTGATTGAAGGTATAGAAAACATTTGCGAAGTAATAAAAGAACGAGAAGGAAAGAAACTTCGTTCAATTGATGTACTTGATATTTGTAACATCATTGGTTCTGTTGTGGTGAGTGGCAATGTTAGACGAAGTGCAGAAATTGCAGTAGGTGACCCAGATGACTATTTGTTCCTTCGTGCAAAACGATGGGACTTGGGAAACATTCCAAACTGGCGCGCAATGTCAAACAACACAATCTATGCAGATTCATACGACCACATTTCTGATGCGGTGTGGAAAACTTATGATGGTTCAGGAGAACCTTATGGATTTTTCAATCTTCCCCTCGCACAGAAATTTGGTAGATTACAAGACCGAAGTAAAGACAAGTGTGAGATTATAAATCCCTGTGCAGAGATTCTTCTTGAGTCCCATGAATGTTGTAATTTGTCTGAAATCTATTTGAATAACATCGAAACAAAAGCAGAGTTGAAGAAGTGTGCAAAACTTTTATACAAGACACAGAAGGCCATTTGTGCATTGCCATTTATTCATAAACAAACTGAAGAAGTAGTACACAAGAATATGCGTATCGGTGTGGGTGTAACTGGCATCTGTCAATCACTGAATAAAGTTGATTGGTTGGAAGATTGCTACAACGAACTAAAAGAATATGACAAAGAATGGTCTAAAAAGAAGGGATACCCCACAAGTATCAGATTAACCACTGTAAAGCCCTCAGGCACTCTCTCCTTGCTCTCAGGGAGTACGCCAGGTGTTCACCCTGCGTATGCGAATC